ACCCTCGGAGAACAGATGATGACTGCATCTTTATACAACTGTGGACACTGCGGCAGACCGCAAATCGTGGGCAGCCCTTGCCTGTGCTGGAGGCAGGGCAACGAGATGATTTCAATTGAGAAGTTGGGCGTAGCGGTCAGCGACTTTATCGGCCAGCACGGGCTGATGTGGTCGGACGCTTTAGTAGCGGCGTGGGAAGAGGCCGAGGCCGACTACGTGAACGAGATGACCAATGCTTTTAACCAAGGTGTGACCAAATGACCAACTGCCGTCACCGCTGGGAGCCGATCAACTTCGGCATTAAGCATCACACCCCCAACCACTACATGTACCGATGCGCACGGTGCGGGAACATCATCACCACACTGCCGAAGGAGATACAAGCATGAGATACGAGCAAGCCAAGCCGCTTGTCGAGGAGCTGATAAGCATCGCTGTGTTGTTTCACGCAAGTCCGAGCTTGCTGCGCAAAAAGATTGCCGAAACCGTTGACAAGCACATTCCTGATCTCGACCCCGCCTGCATGGAGCGTGGCTGCCCATGCATCGACACATTCAAGGATAAGACATGAACAGCGAAGACGATGAATTCAACCGCATCGAACGTGAAACTGCCATGCGCAAGGCTGCAGTTCTTGTTGCGATTACCAAGAAGGAGTGGATCGGGCTGACGGATGAGGAGGTTAGCCAAATAATCGACGAAGAGATTGGGTTCAATTCCTGCTGGGGGCCGGAAGAAGCATTTGCCAAAGCCATCGAAACCAAACTTAAGGAGAAGAACACATGAAAGTAAATGAAAAAGCAGCACTGGAAAACTTAGTGCGTGTATGTGAAGAGTCGCTGGCCTTAATACGCCACCTGATTGAGTCGCAGGCAACGGCATACAGCGCCGGGTATGAGGACGGACTGATCGCCCAGCAACAGGTGAGAGAGGCCATTAGCGGTGGCGGGGAGGATAAGAAATGAAAGTAGTGGACATCATTGAGCACGAAGACGGCAGCGCAACTATCACACTGGACATGTCGAAAGAAGAGCACCTTTCCATTATGGAGGGCGCGTTGCTTCGCGCCATAAAACTGGGCCTATCGACCAACAACCCGGCGGATTGGAACGGCTGCACGACCGAGAAGTACACCTGCGGCACGCCATTGCTAGACGCATTCACGGAGGAGAAGAAATGAAATGTAAATGCCATCCCGACTCGCCATTCCTTTGGCGTAACAACCCAAGGCCGAGCATGTTTCTGCAAGACGTTGCGTTCCGTGCCAAGGGCGTAGTGGTAACCACTGACTACAAACAGTTCGGTATCTTTCTACGCGCCATGCCCCACATCAAACCGCAACTCAACAAGCACGAACTTTAATGAGAACCAACACAACGCCTTCGCTGCGCACGCTGCTTAGAGACAACCCTGACGGGCTGGATGTAGGCACAATGGCCAACTACCTTGAGCGAGAACCCGGCAACATCCGCAGGTTGCTCAGCACAATGCCTGACGCATACATCGACAGGTGGATACGCCAAAGCGGGAATCCCCCAACAGCCATCTGGTGCGTTGTTGTACCCCCCGAAAATTGCCCAAGACCAGACGCTAAACGAAAGAGAAAAGCATGAACATCAAAGACGGAACCAACGGCACTGCGGCCGATGACATACAGATCAGCGGCAACCACTACAAAGACATGCCCATCCAGCCGTGGCACATCATGGAGGCCGTGATGACAGACGAGGAGTTCCTAGGCTTCCTCAAAGGCAACGTCATCAAGTACAGCCTGCGTGCTGGACGCAAGGACGGCAGCGATGATGCAGGCAAGGCCAAGCACTACATGCAAAAGCTCAAAGAAGTGCGGGGGTGGTGACATGGCGACGACACCTGAAGGCAAGGTCAAAGCTGCGGTGCGCAAGATGTTGGACAAGCACGGCATCTACTACTTCATGCCTCCGGGCATGGGGCTTGGGCGCTCGGGTATCCCCGACATCATCGGCTGCAAGAACGGCAAGTTTATTGCCATCGAGTGCAAGGCTGGCAAGGGCAAGACCACGGCCCTCCAAGATCGTGAGTTGGTTGCAATTTGCAACTCGGGCGGGTTCACGTTCGTGGTGAACGAGACCTGCCTTGATGAACTAGAAGAAAGGTTGTTGGCATGGATAAGGTGACACAAGAGGCGTGGGAGGACACGATCGCCGCACTGAGCAAGAGCGACTCAGGACTGCGCGACCACTTCGCACAGCTCATCATGATGCTGGCCAAATGCTACGACCCCGACCTGCCCAACAAGGCAGTTTTGCTGGTCAATACTGGAGAGTCGATGCTGACGTTCTGCGTTGGCGCTGACGACATGGCGCTGGCCGAGATGATCGGTCACGCAAACGATATGGCGCAAGCAATGGTGCTGCGCGATGCACCACCCAAGGAGATGTTTAATTGACCGCACCATACGACCGCATCATTGCCGTGGACTTTGAGACACGGTGGGACAGCAAGGACTATACGTTGTCGAAGATGACAACAGAGGAGTACATACGTGATGTTAGATTCAAAGCATTTGGGTGTTGCTTCCACGAGTATGGAGGTGATGATCCAATCGTGTGGGTTGGAGGACGCGACTTACCTGAGTACGTTGCTGGGATCGACTGGAGCAGAACAGCCGTTCTTGCCCACAACGCCCAGTTCGATGTCTCCATCCTCTGCTGGCGATACGGAATCAAACCCGCTTTCATCTTCGACACGCTATCAATGGCGCGTGCTCTTCGCGGCGTGGAAGTTGGCAACAGTCTCGCCAGACTTGCAACAGATTTCGGGCTACCTGAGAAGGGGCGTGCCGTGCACTCTACCAATGGACTCAGCGAGCTGGGACCGGAGATCGAAAGTGAACTGGCAGACTACTGCAAACATGACGTGGTTTTATGCGAAGCAATCTTTGCCCGACTGATCCCCGGCTACCCGGCCAAGGAGCTGCGCCTGATCGACATGACCCTGCGCATGTACACCAACGCCTGCCTTGTGCTGGACCGTGAGATGCTTATCAATGCACTGACAGAAGAAGGAGAAAAACGTGAAGGCCTACTCAAGAAACTCGACATCGAGGAGACTGCACTTGCGTCGAACCCAAAGTTTGCGGAAGTACTCACACTCATGGGCGTCACTCCCCCTACAAAAGTCAGCAAGACCACTGGGAAGGAGGCGTTTGCTTTTGCAAAGAATGACGCGCTATTTCAAGCGCTGCTCAACGGTGAACGTGAAGACGTTGCCCTTCTTTGTGAAGCGCGTCTACGGGTTAAGTCTACAACCGAGCGTACGCGTGCGCAGCGGTTCTTGGACATATCGGGCCGGGGCCCGCTCCCGGTACCGCTTAGCTACTACGGCGCGGCGACGGGTCGTTGGACTGCTGCCAAGGGCAGCGCCATCAACATGCAAAACCTCAAGCGAGGTTCGTTCCTACGCAAAGCAATCATGGCACCGGTGGGGAACCAGCTTGTCGTTGGGGACCTTTCACAAATTGAACCGCGAGTACTGGCATGGTTTTCGGATTACGAAGATATGCTCGACATCTTCCGTTCTGGCAGTGACGCTTATGCCGCTTTCGGCGCTCAGATGTTCGGTATACCCGGCCTTTCAAAAGAAAGTCACCCAGACCTTAGACAGTCTGCAAAGTCGGCGCTCCTTGGCGCGGGGTACGGCCTTGGATGGGCTTCTTTCGCTGCCCAGCTTCTCGTTGGATTCCTTGGCGCTCCTCCCGTACGCTACGATAAATCGTTTGCGAAGAAGCTCGGTGTGGACGCCACCTACATCGACCGTTTCGTTGGGTGGGACGAGAATGTTAAGAAGCTCCGGGAGATTCCCCACACCTGTACGGAGCGTGAGCTGCTGATCCACTGCGTCGCGGCCAAGAAGATCATCGACATCTACCGCAGCACAGCGCACCCGGTGGTCAGCTTCTGGGACATGTGCTCCAAGCTGATGGAGAAGTCTCTTTACGGCGGTGAGGAGGTGGTGTATAAATGCGTCACGTTCAGAAAAGAAGAGATCGTCTTGCCCTCGGGCATGACCCTCAAGTATCCGAACTTACG